CCCTTCGGCTTCGGAGCGCCATCATTCATGGCCTTGATCAGCGACGCGACTGCCTTGACAATGGGGGCGCCGCTATCACTTGATGATGACGCGCCCTTCGTATCGCTCGCGCCTTCGCCCTCACCCTTTTCCATGTCCATTTCGTGAGAGGCGGCCATCTCCTCACGGCGCTGCGATCCCTGCCGCTCCATCTCCGAGCATTTCAGTTGACTTTCGTGCTCTTTGCACTGCGCCGCGGTTTGCGCCTTGAACAACTCAATTTCCTTGGTGACCTGCGCCTTTTGCACTTCAAGCCATGCGGCAATCTCAGCCTTCTGGCGCTCAAGCTCCAGCGTCGCCGCGTTCTTGATCCGCAATGCCTCGATCTCGGCCGCGGTCTTCTGCTGTTGCGACCTGGCGTCCATCTCTTGTTCTACAGCCTTAGCCTGCATGTCCGATTGCAGCTTGGCCTCGGCCTTCTGCTGCTCGAGCATCGCGGTCTGCTGTTGCGATTGCGCGTCCAATTGCGCCTGCATCTGCATGGCCTGTACCTTCGGATCAGGTGGCGGGCCAGCCTGCTCGGCTTGCTTGCTGGCATCGTTGAATTGTTTCTTGGCTGCCGCATCCAATGGCGAGGTGCTGACGAGCAGCCGCATCATGGCCTTAGCCTCCGGTGGCGCCATCATGGGCGCCAGGCTTGGCACCACATTGCTCAGCGTCTCGTACATGTCCTGCATTACAGTGATGGTGTCGGGCCCCTCGTCCAGGATGATGTCCACATCCAGCGAGCCAATCGGATTGACCATGCTCGGCATGCCCGTCATCGGGTCGGTCTGCATTCCGTTGATCTGGATGTATTGGGCCAGATCATTGTCATCAGTCACCCTGATCCAGCGCTCAGCCTTCCAGTGCTGCTGGATGGCGTTCCATACAGCTCGATAGACCCTTATCTTCCAGCCACGATAGGCGATGATGTATGGCCCCAACTCGGCCATGCCTGCCTGCTGCATGAGGGAGATGGCCCGCCCTGATTTGGCATTGACGCCCGTACCAATCAGGGCGGGATTCGGGCCGAAATTCTCGATCTCGGCCAAGTTCAATTCCAGCATCTTCTCCATGCCGGCAAAGTCGAATGTCTGGTCGTCGGCCTTGACATCGTCATTGACATGCCCGGTCGTCAGGATAACCCCATCGGGGCGAGCGTATTCGGCACGCACCTTTTCGATATCGTTGCCGCCGGCGCCCTGGCGGATGAACAGCCGCTTGCTCGCCAGCATGTGCTGCATCTTGGACTGCTTGGCATTGATGCCGTCCTGAGCCGATTTCATATTGCGGATGAAGCCATAGCGATCGCCGTCCTGGTCGACGTTGCCGCTAAACATGATGTATTTGCAGATACCCTTGCCTTTCTCATCCTGGAAAAAGGCCCGCCCTTCCGCCAGGATTGCTGAGCCGGTGAAGATGGCCCAGCACCAGCCATCATCGTGCTCGTACCAGCAATCAATGATGCGCATGCGCCGGTTTGGGGTGTCTCCCTGAATCCATCGCGCCTCCCGCTCGGACGACGAGGTCAGCTCGTAATCCATGCCATCCATATTCCAGTCGTTGCCGTCCTTATCCTGCGGGAACATCCGCTTGGCTTTGCTCTCAGGAAACCACTTGCCAACACCCATATAGCCAGCATCGGAGAAGTCGGCCTTGTACGAATATGGGTCGTAGAAGAACGACTGGATGTCGACCAATTCCATGCCAACATCGGGGTCGCCCTTATCGCCTTTGATGATCTCGATCCCAATCCCACCAATGCCATCAACGGCGCCGTCCTGGCCAGCCTCGGCTGACTTCGGCGTCCAGTCGGAGGCGTCCATGACATAACGTATCGTCGCCGTGGCCAGGTCAGCGCCCTGCTCGTGCTGCGGCGTGCGCGCAAATGCCTTGGGGTCCTGGCGCAGCTTTTCAATGAGGCCGACAATGCCATCGATTTTCCTGGCACACCTGTTGAACGTCATCGCAGGCTGTCGGCGCTTCTTCAGCGTCTTGAGCTGCTCGGCCGTCCACTGGACCCCGTGATAGTAGCCGCGCGATTCCTTCTGCTCGTCCAGCTCCGCGCGCTTGTTGAACAGATATTCGGTGTATGCCTTCTTGAGCTTGCCAAGCGACCAATACTCGGTCTTGTCCTCGCCGGCTGCACTGCCAACAGTGCCCGCAGGTGTTGATGCACCTTGCGAGGTGTATGATTGCTCGATTGGCATTAACCTGCTGCCTTCCAGTCGTCCATCCGCTCGTACAACCACAGGATAGCCCATACGGCTGCCCATACAGCCAAGCCACTCAGCATACCAGCCATAAACTCAATCATTTAGTACGCCTTCCAGTCATCCATCCTCTCGCCCTCGTCGTGCGTGCGATAGCCCGATGGGTTCTTGGGCTTCTCCGGCTTGGCCGGTGCTGTGCCGCTGCTTATGGTGTCGAGGAGCTGTCCGACGAGGCCGAGCGCGTCAACCATATCGTCATGTTTGCCCGCGGGGAATGCAAGAAGCTCCGACCGCAGATCGGAGAGCCAGGCAGCATTTTGTGGTACATACAGTCCTTCAAGAGCCATTCGGCCTCTAATGGACTGAGCGCGCACTGCTTTGTCACTGCGGGTTGGAAACTCTCGTAGATAGACATAGGCCTCTCGCTCTCTCTGCCTGCGCGCGAGGAATGGACCAACGCCAGCCCTGATCTGCCCTTGCTCCTCGGCCCATTCACGAGGCTTCCATTCCCTCACAAGATCGCAGAACGACTCGACCCATTCGTCGGGGGCTGCCTGCTTACGCCACATATCAAGTAGATACATGTGCCCATCAGGGTCAACTCCCACAACAACATGAACGGTATAGTCGCCGCCATCAGCAGTGACCGCATAGTCAGAACCTCCGTAAATGGCCAGCGTATCCTTCGCTGGTGCTGTAACATAGGACTTGAGCCATGCTGCCCGGAAGTAATTGCCGTCCTCGGGCGCTGGCCGCTGCTGATACAGTGCTGACCAGTCGCGAGGACCTATTGCTCGTCGTTTTCGCTCAAGCTCGCCCGTTGATTCCCATTCAGGCCACAAGGGCTCACCGACTGCGCGATTAAGCGGATCGGCGGCCTCAGCAAAGGCAGGAAGGGATATGACGTTCCATATATCCCCGCCTCCGGCCATCTCAGCCAGAAGCCGGCCAGCCAAATCGTCTTCATGCCACCTCGTCTGAATGAGGACAATGCGCCCGCCTGGCTTTAGCCGGGTGTAGAGGTCGGACTTGTACCAGTCCCACGTCTTATCACGTATAAGTTCGGAATCGGCATCTTCTCGGCTTCGGACTGGATCGTCGATAACAACCAGATCAGCTCGCCGGCCAGCGATAGCTCCTCCGACGCCAGCCGCAAAATACTCTCCTCCGCTGCTAGTTTCCCATCGCCCAGCCGCTTGGCTATCGTGCGCAAGCGCCGCGCCAAGTATAAGCGAATGCTCTGCAACGAGGTTTCGGACACGTCGTCCCCATTTCTCAGCCAGTTCCTGCGTATGGCTGGCGGCTATCAGGCAGTGCTGTGGATGCTGCGCTAGATACCACGGCGCATACAGGATCGAGGCATAGGTCGATTTGGCCGCACCTGGAGGCATGAATACCGCGAGCCTGTCGATCTCGCCGCGGGTCACAGCCTCCAGCTTACTGATGAGCAGCCGATGGTGTGCAGCGGGCTCAAAGCCACAGTAGCGGCACCAGTCAATTAAGCTGCGACGGATCGAGCGGCGGCGCTGTATCTCCGTCAGAAGGCTCAGTTCCTCGAAGTTCAGCGATTCGTTCAGCAATCTGCCTATCCGTCAGTTCAGCAACGTCATGGAGATGGGTAATCGTTGCCTCTTGGGCTGGCTTACCGTCAAGGCGGTCGGCCAACTCCTTGATCGCTGCCATGTCGCCGCCCTTGGCCATGTCGATGTGAGCCCTGGCAATTTGCCTCAGTTCCTTGAGGCTGTCGCCAGCTGCAGCAAGCTCCATTCTGAGCGCTTCGCGGAACGGCTTATCCTTATTCTGCGAACCGAGAGGTCTAGCCATATTTTACTAGCCAATGGCTTGATTATACAAGCGGTTGTATTTCGGGTTGAACCTCTTAATAAGCCGCATTTCGAAGTTCAAAGCAGCGCGCTCGTTGTTGAACGATGCCCTTACTCTTGCCCTGCCATTCAGGCGCCTAGCGGACTGCTCAGAACGTCGGCCGGAGCCCTTCCCAATATATGCAAGCCGACCGTCCCTGTGGATCGAGTAGACATAGAACTCTGACTCAACAGGCCCGAATTTCTGGGGCTCCAGCAATCGCCCGAATCCACGATTGAGAAGCTCCGTGGCCGCTTGAACCCTTGCCGCCGCCGGTGCCGCTCGATCCTTGGCAATCTCAGCCAAAACACGGAGTGCTGCATCGGTATGCGCGCGGGCCTTTGACCGGATATCGGTAGGAGTTTTAGCCATTTGTGTCCTTTAAGGTACAGTCTATTTCTTAGCCGTTCCTTCGGCCTTGCGGTCATGTTGCGCGTTTGCCACAGGCGCGTGATCTTCGCGCTTATGCAGAGGCTCTTCGCGCTTATCATGGCTGTGGTCTTCGTCCCTATGAACGATAGCGGCACCTCCTGGCTTGGCCTGCTGCAGGCGGCATAGGGCGGCCACGGCTTTGCCGATGACGCTTCCGTCCTTTTCTGCCTCGGTTGCGAAGTCGGACCAACGATATTCTTTAGCCATTGGGGTTTCTCCGTGGTCAGTTGTCGAGTTCAATTTCTACGATTTCGTAGTCGGCTGGTTCCGTTTCAACAAATGTCTCGGCGTCTTGTTTCTTGCGGAAGGCGCGAACTGGCTCGCCAATGCCCTCATAATCCCCAAGAATGACGACGAATATCTTCACTGTTGGCCCTTCTCGAATATCCAGACCACGAGATTATCCATTCCCGTGATGCGCTTCCATGCGAAGACGCAGCCCTCGCAGCTGAGGTCGGGGAAGTTGTCCATCCAGATCGAGCCGTAGTCTCGTCGCCAGAGTGTGTCTGTTGTGCCACGATATGGGATCATTTCCTCGCCTGGGGCGAAGTATTCAGCGCATATGATCCATTGGCCGCTGACCCGGTGAATCTCCTTCATCGAGGCCAGGAGCTTGTCGGTCGGGATGTGGATAAGGACGCCGCAGGTAAAGACTAGATCGAAGAGGCCATCAGGATAAGGGATGTCGTCGGCGCAGGCACTGATTACCTCATATTTCTCACATGCCTCAAGTCTCGCGCGATTGTTGGGCTCCACGCCGCGTAGCCTTGCCGCCGAGAACTGGCTGATGGCCTCCAGATTCATCCCCGTGTTGGCCCCGACCTCCAGGATCGAACCCACATTTGGCGGCATGATGGCACACCAGAACTCCCTGCGGTCCACGATATTGGAGGGCTGACGGGCGGTGTAGGCGTCGCCGAAGTCGCCGGTCCAGAGGTCAGTCATGAGCGGACCATCTCGACATAGCGGGCAAATTCCTCAGGGCTTAAGCTGAACGCATCATCCTCGCACGGGACATCAGGCAACATGATATGGCGCTCGATCATGGTGCGGTTCTGGTCCTTTCCGCGGTAGTAAATCGACGCCGAGTGGTCCGACAGGCCAAGGGGCACCAACTTCCCGTCATAGTCCGTTGCCTCCAGAATGGTCACCCGTTCGGTTGGCCGCACGCTCATGATGATAGGCTTGCCCGTCGCAACCACCGCATTGATCAGATCGCCATCCAGCATTTCATAAGCGCTGATCTTGTATCGAGGGCAACCGACCGTTTCGAGAAATGCCACATCAGCGGGGCTGAATGCCGACGCGAACCAAGCTATTCCAATATGGTCGCACTCGGCAATCATCGCCGTAAACCATTCCTTGGGCGTATGTGTCCTCTGATACAAGCTCAGGAGTTCGGCCAAGTCCATGGAGTGTCCGCGCCATATGATACCAACTCGTTTTGCTGCAAGCTCCTCTGGCTCAAAGCATTGGAATTTGACTGTGTTTGCCCCGGCGTCCTTCGCCGCTCGGATGAGCTTAAGTGCATTGTCGAGTATCCCACCAGCGTTTCCGGAGAGCTCGGCAACGATTTCTGGAACAGGGGGATTTGTGAAAGGTCGGGGTAATCGTCGTTCGGCAGGTCGTCGTTGTGCTTGGGTAGATATGACAGCCTCCATAGGCCATGAGCAGCTACGTCCGGGCTCATATAACAGTGATACCCGAGAGTATCGAATGTATCGTCTTTCGGCTCTACGCCTTCGGTGCGGCCATCAAAGCGAGCCTTGCGAAACCATGCGTCCGCCTCTGGGTCGCTGTGAAGAATAGCGCCACCTTGAGACAACCCAAGTATTTTGCTTTTGTGGAACGAGACGCAATCAAACCCATCCTGCCGATAGAAATTATACATCCCCGATGTAAACCTACGAGCCGAATCCCAAATGAGGTAGGGCTCTAATCGGTACGTACCGATCCACGGGCGATCGTCAAACCTTACCGTGCCACCCGCGTGGATGATGGACTGCGGGACTGAAACATAGGTGAGCTTTGGGATAGTGACTGTCTCGACCTCGCACCACTTGCAGGCTAGAAACAGCGCCATGGTGCAGCTATTGACCGCAACACAGTATGGCGCCCCCGTATATTCGGCAACAGCCGCCTCAAAGTCGCGGACGACATCAAACGGATTTTTCATATACCGCCTGGATCATATGGAAGCCGAGCTTGCAGAACATATTCGCCGATCGCAGATTGCGCGGGCTGACATTCGCCAGATATGGCCTCTTGCCATGCCTGAGCATGATAGCATCGACGGCCCATGGCCCGGCGCCCTTGTGCTGATGCTCCTTGTAGATATGCACGCCTATCTCGTTGTTCTTGGTCAGGTAAACAGCCCCTAGAACTCGCTTCCCTTCCTCGATGAAACACCAGTCCGCATACGGCCTGCTCTCGACGAATCGGGAATGCTGTTCCCATGACGGCATTTCGTGATGGGATATGTTCTGCTCAGGCTCCCGCTCGGACAGCAGGTTCCAGAGCAGTTGTAGCCGGTCAGGCCGCTCGTAGACGCTCGTAAGGTGCATGGCCGAATGCTGCGCAGATTGATCGATAGTCGTCTTCAGTGTCGATACAAAGCCGCCCCTCGGGGGCGATAGGCCACGGGTTCTCAACATGCGTGCGGTAGATATCTGGACTAGACCGTATAAATGTCGTCACATGTTCCCGGTCTTCATCATCTTCGTTATATGCGATGAATAGCGCGGTCTTTGTAAACACCTCGCAATCAAGGCCCTTCGGGAACGACCGCGGCTTGATATTGCTTGTATAGCCACTCCCGCACTTGAATGTTTTGAGCACGGTCCCGCATAATTCTGGACTGATCAGCGGGCAGTCGCCCGTGATACGCATGATCGCATCCGCGTCAAAGCACTCGGCCGCAATCCAATAGCGCGTCAATACATCGTCCTCTGGCCCGGCCGATACCCGACAGTACTTTTCTGCCTCTTGCCTCAGTTCTGATTCACCAAGCGGGATAGCACAGACAACCTCGTCAACCCCCGGGATGCGCTTGCATCTCGTTAACACTTCCCCAATGACGGTATGACCATTCAGGGGTAGAATAACCTTGCCAGGGAGCCGTTTGCTTCCCATTCGAGCTTGCACTATGCAGACTGTCCGCAAGCAAAATCTCCTTCAGTTCATCGACTGACATGCGCCTGGCTGTCTCGCTGCAATTGCCCTCGCACATTGACTCATGCTTCTTTTCCCACGCTGGCAACCCGGTAACGTGAATCTTTGCGCCCATCGCCGCAGCCAGATCGCCGATGCGATAGGCCGGCAGCGTCGGGATGTTCAGTTCGCCGCCCTGCATGGTATTGATGGTGTCAAGCACCAGGTCAACGGCTTGGTCCATCGTCATATAGAATCGAGTGCAATCTGGATCTGACACTGGAACCGTGTCTGAGCTTGCAAGAGCCGCCTTCCATTTCGGTACGACGGAGCCTTGAGAGCACCAGATATTGCCATAACGAGTAGTTGCAAAGATCGGACCAGTTTTTCCGCTTCGCGCATTTCTAAATAGCGTTTCCCCAATTGCCTTTGATTGGCCATAAGGCGAAATAGGTTGATATGCCTTGTCGGTCGAGAGCGCGACAACTTTTCCAACCCCCGCTTCCATTGCCGCTTCAATAACATTCATCGCTCCGTTTACGTTTGTCTTTACCATCTCGTCGGGATTGTAATTGCCAACCTCGATACGCTTGAGAGCAGCAGCGTGGACCACCGTTTCAATACCTTCGAAGGCCCGGCGAAGTCTGGATTGATCTCGGACATCGCCGATGAAGAACCGAAGTCTTGGGTCATCTAGCTCCCTCTGCATATCGGCTTGGGCATGCTCGCCGCGGGATAAGATGGCGATGCGCTCAATGCCCGGATCGGCCAGCATGCGCTTGGTGAAGGCGCGGCCGAACGACCCCGAGCCCCCGGTAATCAAGACTGATTTCATATCCTGGTCGCTATGCCGTGCGCCGCTAAATACCGAGCCGCACCCTTCGGGGTCATTTCTTTGAATTGAAAGGCAGCCCCAACTCCAACGGCATGAGCGCCAGCCTGAAACGCAGCCACCATGTCATCATAGGACCCGCAACCTCCAGCCGCGATAACAGGGATAGATACCGCACTAGACACCGATCGGATAACCTCAAGGTCATAGCCATCCATCATTCCGTCGCGGTCCATGCTGGTCAGGAGGATTTCTCCGGCCCCGCGCCGTTCACATTCGACGGCCCAAGAGATTGCCTCGTCTGCAGCCAACCCGCGTCCGACATCGATTGAGACAACCACGGCTTGGCTACCGAACTTCTGGCAAGCTTCCTCAATAAGATCAGGCCGCGCCAGTCCCGCGCTGTTGAGCGATACCTTGTCCGCGCCGCCCGCCAGTAATCGCCGCATATCGGCAATCGACTTAACGCCGCCGCCAACAGTGACAGGGCAGAATAGCGGATCAGTGAGAGCATGTATTTCATTAAACCTCGGCGCCCGCTTCGATACGTCCAGAATGATTAGCTCGTCGATGTCGCGGCGCTCAAGGAGCCGGATTCGGTCGGCCATCGAACCGATACAACGGGACTTATCCCACTGTCGTCCTTTGACGCATCCGTTCGGTCCCCAGAGAAGGATTGGAATGACGCGGGTTGCGAGGCCCACTGCACAACCTCATGATTGGCAAACCGGTCGACAGCGCCGCGCCATTCGGCCAAGGTCACGTCGATATGAGTCAATATGTCGCGGAGGGGAATGCCGAGGTAAGTATCCCAGGACTGCGATTCGACGGCATGAACAGCCCTGACTGCTTCGTCTCGCGTCATCCGGCCGCGGCGGATGTGGTTGCAAGCAATATCGCAAGCGCGGCTATAACCGAATTTAAACCAACGCAGGAGATCGTGAAGTCCAGTCTGGAGGTTGTCCAAGTTTTCGTATGCACAGAGCGAGCCTTCAACTGTTCGGTCGAACGGCATGAAGCCGTGCTGCGCAGCTATGGCGTAGTTTCGGTGGCCGTCCCAGGGGAAGTAGGCGCCCATGAATACCGCGCCAACAGCAGCAGGCCGTCGATAAAGTTCAAGGTCGCGCTCTGCAAGACCAAGGATATCGGCCACGTCATCAAGTCTAAGCCCCAGCAGACCGCCGAACTCATGTACCCAGGCATCATCAAGCTTTGATGCTCGCTCTGAACCTGCCGGCCCGGCCCCGTACTCATTCTGTGGACATTCCCCATACAGCACGATCGGGATATTGCGGGCGACAGCTTCGCGAGCCGGAACCGACCATATCAGGTGATGCTCGCACCAGCTGATGTCTCCGACTTCCATCAACGCAAACTTGGCTATTCGTCGTCGAATTGCTCGGTTTGGCGTGACGATGACGTGGTTGCAAAGTTTGGAGATGTTTTCGAGATTGCGGCGGCCCACATCTGAGAGGTGATCTGTGGATGCTGTGACTGCCAGCGGGCGAAGTCCGAGTTCAAGGCACTTGACGATTTGCCAGGTCGAGTCCTTCCCCCCTGAACATGCGACGATGCAGTCATGCGTCTTGCCCTTGTTGGCTTGGATCAGTTCAACGAACTCGCGCTGCTTGGCCGCCCAGTCGACCGTCGCCCGCTTGTCAAACGCCTGGCATGCCGAGCAGAGGCCTGCGTCATCGAACCAGATGTCCGGCTTCGTGTTGGGATACAGGCACCGGGTGCAGCGGAATAACCTCATAGGCCAGTCCATCCGGACGAATCGACGACAATGCGAGTTCTCACCTCGATTGGAGGAGGCTGTGGCTGGGGCTGGGC